CTTCTTTAGTTATAGTTACAATTCCTCTTGCTGTTGAGTTAGATACATCATCCCAAGATTGAACATAACCAGAAATATCAGCAGAGGCATCGTCAGCATCATCGACATATAAAATTGAAACACTTGATAGAGTTCCATGATTAAAAGCTATCTTTCCACTACCTGGATCAGCATCACTCGTTGATGAACTCCAAGTCATTGAAAGTTGAGAATTAGTTCCCGAAGCTCCAGTTGATCCAGTTGATCCTGTATTTCCTGTATTTCCTGTAGAACCAGTATCGCCTTTATCTCCTTGTCTTGTAAAGTGAACAGATAATTCATCTGCTGCTGAAAAAGTATTATTTGAAACTAAATGAGTAACAGCTAATTTATTATAGCCACTAGCATCACTTGAGCTACCAGTTATAGAAAATCTTGCGTATGTTGAGCTGTCGTTAATATCTACTATGTGAAGATAACCTTTGATTGTTGATGTGCTGTCATCCCAAGTTAATACATCTGCTGAAGTCGTTGCTCCATTTGCATCAGCGTCATCAATGTAGATTGCTGTAACACTAGCGTAAGTTCCGTTATTAAAAGCTATCTCTCCAGCTCCAGGATCAGCGTCAGATGTACCAGTATCAAATTTGTAATAATAACCAGGTATTGCTCCATCTTCTCCAGATGCAGTAAATGAAACCCAGCACTTGTCAGTATCAGCAAAAGTACCAGCACTATCAATATGAACTAAAGTAACTTTTGAATATCCTGAAGCATCAGTAATAGAACCGCTTACTTTGTAAACAATCCATGTATCTAAACTTTGTGCTTTTGATATTCTAATTCTGCCTCTATTAGTATCATTTCCAGAAACATCATCCCAAGACTGAACCCAAGCAGATATATCCGTTCCGTTATATTCAGCATCATCAAAGTAAGCAATCGTTGCACTAGAAGGTGTTGCGTTATTTAATCTAAATTTTCCAGATCCAGGATCAGCATCAGTCGTTGTTGTAGAGTAAGTAAACATAGCACTATCTCCTCCAGCTGGTAAAAAGTCAGCAACAGTTTGAAGTACGTTTCCTGTGCTATCAAAGCCTAAAGTTTTAGAAGCTCTTGTTGAAGCATCCTCTGTAAATTCTGGTGTCGTAATAGTAGTTGTTCTTGATACTTTAAATGATCTATCTAATTGTTCTTGTAATTCTTGAGCTATAGCAAGGTTCTTATCAAAAGCGGTTTCTAAAGAGTTAGCTGGTAAGTTATCATTTTCAATTAAATCTAAAGCTTGAGTTTGAGTAGTGTTTCTTCTTAAAATAACTGTCTCTGTTGAAGCTGGTGCTTGACCAGAAACAAAACTAACAGTACCACCTCCAGCATCTCCAGCACCACTTACTGTATAATTTGTAGTTAAAGTTTTTGTAGTCTCTGTTCCAGTTGAAGATCTAATAATAACTAACATCTCGCTATCAGCAGATATTTTAAAAGAATATGTAAAATCTAAATTAGATCCGTCTCCGCTGTAGGAGTTTTTAATAATCGTAGTTGATATAGTCATAGTTATTGATTTGCCTCTATTATTTTATCTTGGTTGTTAATTTGTTCATTGAGTTCAAATAACTCATCGTCTTTAAATGGATCTCCGTCATTCATTGAAATCATTTTTTCTAAAAATATCTCCATGTTTCTTGCATTAATATCTTCATAAAAACTACTAGCTGGTGCAATAGATCCATTAGATAATTTAAAATCTTTAGATCCATCGGATTTAAGCAATTTAGAAGCATCTGATCTAGCTGTTGATAATTGTTTTTTTATAAAAATTTTTTGTAAGGCAACATCAGCATTTTTATATTCTGGAAGTTTTATTAATTGTTCCATTTTAGAATTAAATAATGTTCCAGCGTGATACTGATAAAATTCTTGTTCATCAGCAGTCATTCCAATAGTTACACCACCTTTTAATTTTAAATTATTAGAAGTTCTAGTTAATCTAGGCATTACTCGGTAAACTTCTTTTTCAACATCAGATAGTTCAACATGAGTATAAAATCCAAAAGTTTTTTTCTGTTTGCCAAAAATATTATATTTGTTTGGTAGCTTTTTATTATAAAGTTGACTTTCAATTAATGTACTCCACTCATTTGAAATCTTTTGATAGTCAGAATTGCCATAATTTTCAGTAAACATACCAGTATATTTTGCTCCTTTTTTTGCCCAGTTAGGAATAAAGCCTGATGCAAATTTCATAGCCCATTGATTGCCAGCTTTCTTAACTCCTTCTTGAGACATATCTCCAGACATAATTATTCCAGCATTTTGAATATCAGTAAATAAATTTGAAGCTCCAGCAAGATAGGTACTATTAACTAAATTTTCTCCAAAGCTTAAAATTAAACCCATAGTTAATAGACCAGCTTCATAAGTATTAAAGTTTTTCTTATCTGCTTTTTCGCCAAACTTTGCATGAAAGTTACTATCGCTATCATAGAAATGATCAATTCCAGTATCATACATCATACTTTCAATATATTTTGCTGAGTTACCAGCCATTGAAAACATTGCAGCTATTGGATCATTACCAGTTAAATTAAACTGATGAAAACCACCTTTGCCATCTGGCACTCTAATTGAATTAGGTTGAAATTCGAAACCACCAATCATCTCGTATTTACCACCAGAAGCTTTACCTGGAATATCCATATCTGCTCCACTAAATATTAAAGGCTCTCCTCTTTGTCCTTTACCTTTATTGAATGCGTAAGTTGAACCTATAGCAGCCAAATAAAAAGATGTTCCTAATTGAAGCTTAATTTTTGCCATCGTTGCTTCTTTACCACCAGCTGCAATTTTATTTCTATAATTAGTTAAAACATGTGCTAAACCTGGAGTTCTTTCTGCAACAAAACCAGCAATATTAATCGGTGTTTGAGTAAAAGGAATATAATAATTAGTTAGCCAAGTCATATAGCCACCACCTGATCCTTTTATATCTTGAGCAATTTTTGCTAAACTTCCTAAAACATCTCCTCTATCCGCAGCTTTAGTTTGAAATACTGAATAAGCCATTTCTTTTTTAGCAATCTCAACCATATCTGCTGTTGGACTATCAACTCTATGAGCAATGAAAGCAGACATATCATCAAATTGTAAACGGTTTTTTTGATATAGTTCCATAGCTTCTATATATGCTCGTTCAAATAATACAGCTCTATATTCTCTGTTCTTGAAGATGTTATCTCCAGCAGACAACATTTTAGTTGGTATTCTTCCAGCTGTTAAAATAGTTCCTAATAAATCTACACCGTGTGCAGCATATTTGTTTTGGACATTAAAGTTTGCAGCGGTTAATTTTTGTCCGTGCATTTCAACTTTACTTCCGCCATGTGTAGCTGGAACAATGGTGTCAAAGTTTTTAAATGCTTTTACTAAACCGCCTTTTTCAGCAGCAACAGATTTTAAAGCTAACCACATTTCCTGATTAGCCATTGATTTACCATAAGCAGCAGCAACATCAGAATAAGCAGCCATACCATGATCTTCTGTATATCCTAATGTTTTTCTTAAAATAGAACTGTTAGTTATTCTAGCAGCTAATTTTCTTTCTGTTTGAATAATACCTTGAGCAATCCAGTTACCAGCAGTATTTCTAATGTGTGTTCCTGGTGCTGATAAAATAGAGTTAATAAATATTTCTCCAATACTGTCAGAAACTTTTTTAAGATTTAAAAATCCTCCAGTATCGGTGTTGAATTTTAATCTACTCACAGATCCTTCAGATCCAGATCTTAAATATAAAGTAGCAAGATTAGTAATTTCATTTCCGCCACCCATTTGAATAACTAAATCTGATCTATTGAGATCATCAATATTAATATTAGTAAATTGTTTGGTCCTAGTTGGTATTTTCATTGACTGCAAAGTTCTTGCAGTTTCAGTTTGAACACCTTTAATAATTTTTTGAAATTCAGACATCAATGCGAAGTGTTGTCTAAATTCTAATCTCATCGCATCAGTAGCATTAACGCCACCATCTTTAGTAACTAATTGAGCCAAGTCATCTAATTTTGCCATGCCAGCTGCTAATAACTCTCTAGCCGCTAACATATATTCAGCGTTTAAAGTTTGACCTGGTTTTAAATTTAATATTGTTTGAGTTAAATGTTTTGGATCTTTACCAATAACATCTGCTAAAGCTTTAGTTTGTTTATGTTCTTGAATGCCTCTAGTTCTATTCTTTATATCTCCAGAATATTTTTTAGATATAAATTCAATAAATTTTAAAATATCTTTTTCAGACTTCATATTTTTAATATTGAAATCTGATAAAACTTTAGGTGTTAATTTGTCAGCATTATATTTTAATAATATATCTTTAGCTTCAACTTCGTCTATTTCTTTAGGTTTTTTAACTTTAAAATCTTCTTTTTCAATTTTTACAACAGTTTCGGTTTCGCCATCTTTGGCTACATTAACTTCTTTCTTACCTACTTTAATTTTTTTCTTATCTTTAATTAAAAGATCTTCCGCCTTTTTAAGAGGATTTTTATCCTTACTTTTTATCAGCTCTCCAGCTCCTTCAACTATACCTTTTGCTATTTTTGCACTACTTACCATTAATTATTCCTATGATTTTTTGAAAAAAGATATTTGAAGATACCTTCTTTATTACTAAATTTTGTTAAAAATGAAATACTATTGATTATAGGATGTTTCTCTATCCTTGTTTAAAATGATCCAATTATCATCACTTTCATTTATTTTTTGATAAGTCATTTGCTCCATAGTCTCATTATCATAAAAAACTATATCTGCACCTTGTAAAGCTTTTGGATCAGTTATTGTTATATAATCGTTTATAGGCTCATCAGGACCACTTTCTCGATCTCCATCAAAGAATAAGATTTGATCATCAGCTTTTTCAGCTTTTGTGATTGTATCTTGCATTTCTTGATTTGATATATTTTTAGAAACATTATTTGATTTTAATAATTTATCTTTAACCATTTTAATTGTTTCAAAACTAAACTCTCCTTCTAAATTTCTTTCGTATAATTGTTTGTCGGAAAGACCTAATTTTAAATCTTCTACTAAACTTTCAATTCTTTCTCCTTCCATTACTTCAAACATATCTTTAGTAACTTTTGAAAAATCATAAAGATTATTATCGTTTGGTTTATTAGATAAAACATTTTCTTCAGCATTAGCTTTATCAACTACAGCTCCAGCAGTTGCAGCACCACCAGTAGCAATGCTAGTTTGCGGTGTCATATATTTAGGTATTGTATTCTTTGCAAATTTTAAACCTTGAAATACATAAGGTATAGCAAAACCTAAAGCTGTTCCTTCAAATGTTCTGTAAACGGTGTTAAATATTTTTTCTTCTGAACTATCAGGTAAAGCTCCAGTCATTTCTTTGAAACTTTGTACTTGTTCACTATTTAAAAATAAAGTTGCATCATCATCAAAAGCAACACCACTTCCAATTCCATAAGCTACTGGTAAAGCCATCCAGTTTGGCATACCTAAACTTTTTAATTTCTTATAAATTGGCAAAGAGTAAGGTGTGTCTTGAGTAATCATACTAACCCATTGTGCAGCTTTACTATTTAGTTCAGATCCTTCGCCAATTTGTCTAATTTCTTCTTTTTCTTCAGATAAAGTTTTTGAAAAATCTTGAATATTTTTATTAACTAATCTTTTAAATTCTTTTAAATTTTTTGTTTGAAAGGCAGCATTCATAGCTGGATCAGCATTAGTCATAGCATTAAAAACAACTCCTACAACATTAGCTGCTACATCAACGCCATTTAGATACGCTAATGATAAAGATTTAAGAGTTTCTTCAGGCATATCAGCAACAAAAGCCAATAGACCTTTTGCGAATGAAATACTATCCGTTTCTTTTTCTTTTTCGTCTTTATAATTAAGTTCTATTAAACCAGCATCTTTGTCTTTTTCATGCTTAGTTAATTCATTAGTATCAATATTGTTAGAATTTAATATTTTAAAAGCTTCACTATTTTTAATATCCTTACCTTCTTGAATATCCATATAGATTTCTAACCAATTAAAATTTTGTTCTTGTTCCATATTATTTTCTCTCAGGTAATCCTGGAATTGCAGCTGTTTTTTCTTCCTCAGCGTCAAATCCAAAAGGATCAACTTTTAAATCTTTCCTTAGATTAATTAAATTTTGAATGCTATCTAATGCAGATATATCATTAGAAAATTGATCTATATTAATTTTGCCTTTTTTATACATCTCTAATAAATCATTTGTTTTATTTTCAATATACAAAGAAGGAGATTTTTTTTCTTCATCTGTAGGTACGGTTAAAATTATAGATGAAATATTTGTAAAATCTTTAATACCTGGAATATTGTTACCTCTTAAAAAATTTTTAGTTGTTTGAATATAAGCATCAGCTGGACTTACATTATTCATTACTAATTCGTCATAATGATCCGTAGCAATCGTTCTTAATTTTTCATTTGCTTTGGCTTCTTGTGGAGTACCAAAACCCATCATCTGCATCGTAGTAAAAGCTCCACTTGTTATTTTACCAAGATCAGATTCTAATAATTTTTTATTTCTTTTATATTCTGTAAATGCTGGTTGATCATCTCGATACTTTTCAAACAATGTATTATATTTTGCAAAATCTTTAAGACCAATATTAGCAACATAATCAGGATCTAATAATATTCGTTCTTTTAAGTCGTCAATTTCTTCAACATTCTCTGCAATTAACATTGATCCTTCAATCATATCAATAATATTTTGCTCGCTTAGTTTAGTTGGATTTTTAAACATTTCATATAAAGCATCTCTTTGAGCAGAGTTTAATTGGTCCTTTTTATATAAATCATTTATATTATCTAAGGAAATATCTCTTGTATCTTTATTTAAAAAATAAAAATCATTTAATTTTTTAAGTATATAAGCAAAATTATTTAGCTTTTGTTCTTTGTCTGCTTTTATATTTATTTCATTAATTTTATCTTCTTCTATTGATTTAGAAATTAAAGTATGTTCAGCATTTCGAATAATTTGTCTTGCTAAAGTTTCATTCGCAACATCATTAGCTATATTTTGTTCGCCAAGAGTTAAAATATCCATAGGATCATTTTTTGTCTTAAAAGAATATTGCATAAGCTTTATTTCAAGATTGCTATTATTTTTTAATTCTTCTACTCCATTTACTCCAAAAACTGCTAATGTAGTTGGATCATTAAAAATTCTTTCGTTTTCCTTATTAGCTTTCCATCTAGTATGAGGATCGTTTGATGCTGCTAATAAGTTATTATTAAAAATATCTTTTTTAATATTTTCTTGAGTAACTGCACCATGCTCTTTAAGAATTGTTGCAAACAACTTCATTCCAGTATCATTAGTCATTTTATAAAGACTGGTTGCAAATTGTGCTTGTACTTCTTCGTTATAATTTTTTAACAATGGTTTAAATTTATCTAAATGAACGGATTGATAAAAAGTATCTACATCAGCTACATTTGAGCTATTACTATATTTAGCAGCCTCTTCAATAATAGTTTTTTGTGCTTCCATAAATAAAAATCTAGCATCATTAGTGTCTTGAGTTTTTTTAGTTTTAGCTTTCGCATCTTCAACAATTTTACCAACAGAGGCAATAGCTGCACCATAGTTTAAAGCTAAATTACTATCTAATCTTAAAGCACTTAAATTCGGTACTTGTAAATCTTTAACTCTAGCAGATGATCTATTAATTTTAATTTGTGCCATTATCCAAGTAAGCTCCCAGTTTTATAATAATTGCTACCCATACTACCAGCAGCTTTTAGCATTCCAGTTCTAAACTGTATTTCGCCTTTAAATCTTTCGCCTTGACCTTTAGCTTGAAGTAATGAGGCATTATTAATTTCGTTTTGATAATCAACAGTAGAATTAAATTCAGCTATTTCTAAATCAAAAGCTTGTTCAGTTGCTTGATCTAGCATTACTAAAAAAGGACTTCCGTCTATTCTATCAACATCAACTCCACTTTTAATAAACTGGACAAACATATTAGATCTATCTCTAGTATGTTCTGCAATTATTCTTGGTTTATCTACATCTTGAAATACTTGTTTTTTAATTTGAGCATTTTTAATTGCAAGCTCTGATTGTTTATTTAATAAACTTTCATTAAACCTTCCTATTTTTCTAGCACCAAAAGCACCAAATATGTCTCCAATAAAACTCATATTAATATATTTTTCCTAATTGATAAAAGTCTGATCCATCTGGACCATAACATTTTTTTAAACCTTCAATTTCTAAACCAAGCCATGTTGCAAATCTTACACCTAATTTAAAATCTGCTTTAACGGATGTTTGTAATCTTTTAATTTTATTTTTTTTACACATATCGTCTGTTAATTCCTTCATTGTTTTTGCTGCTAAAAATTTCATTTCAAATATATTTTGTGATGCAATAACCCAGCCTTCAGCACATCCACTCCAAAGAATTACAATGCCTATTGCAAATACTGGTTTTCCATCCATAAACATTGTGTAAGCATTACCTTTAACAGAATAATTATAAATATGGTTATCTTCAAAACCAGCGTCAATCTCCATTAGTTTTGAGTTCATGCCATAAGATATTATTTTCTTTGCATCATCTGGTTTAAAATCTTTTATTTCACTAGCCATCGTTAGTTACAATAGTTGGATATAAAGCAAGAACTGTTAATGGTAATGGTTGATCTTGTTTAACAACAATAAATCCGTCTGTATTGTAATCGTCTCTAAATTCTACTTCTTTGTCTCCAGCTAAAAATGTTGATACTGGTAAATCCATAGCACTTGATGTAGTTCTAAATGGTACTGTTTCTAAATTATCTAAACTAGGACCAACTTTAGCACCTACTGTTTCAAATAGTCTTAAAACTATTTTTGAAATTCTTTTAATTTTTCCTTGAGCAGTTCCTTCATATTGGCCAGCTCCACCTTCAATTCTCATAGTTTGTAATACGGAGTTAAAAGGTAAACCAATAACAACTTTCCTTGCTGATCTATCTAAACTAATTACACCATCAGATACAGTTTTTGTAGTATGAGTAGCACCGTCAGCTAATATAGATACTGTTTCGCCTTCTAAATGATCTAATCCTGATAATGAACTAACAGCTACACCTGAATAAGATAAATGACTATCTAAAAATTTAAAATCTTCAGGTGCGGTTTCGTCAAAATCAAAGTCAGAAAAACATTCAACATAACGTCTAACAGAACCATTAACCCATCTTTGAGTTATTACCCAAAGCTCATCTTCGTTAAGATCTCCAGATATAGTTGCAACACTTTCTACTTTCGCATCTTGCAAAATATTATCTGTTTGTTCTGATGTATGAGCTGAAGTTAAAGAAACAACGCTTGTTAATTTACTATCTGTATAAAGTTTAAATTGGTCATCATCTACTCTTGAAACATAGTATGAAGTATTCTCGCTTAAACCTCCAATAGTTGTTCCAGTATTATCATAAAATATTATATCTCCAGTTTGAAATCCATGTGATGCAGAATAAATAACATTGTTAGAAATATTTACACCTTGATAAATATATTGTGTCGAGGCTGTTCCTGGTGCAGTTAAAGTTATAGCTGTTCCAGCAGCAGAGTTAGCAGCAGATGTAGCAAGTTTAATAGTATTGCTGTCTGTTGCTATAACATAATAAAGTGATCCACTTGTTAATCCAGTTATTGCATTAGCAGCTGCATAATAATAAATCGGATCGTTAGTTGATAATCCGTGAGAACTTAAAGTTATAGTATTATTATTTGTAGAAACAACTGTACCATTGGCTGTAAAACTAATTTGTTGTTGAACAATATTTTTAGTCGTATCGGATTTGCCACCTACAATGTGTCTATGCCAAGCAACAACATTATCAGTTCTTTGATATGTTAGACCAGCTAAAATTCCATCATCTCTAACGCACCATAAAATACTATCTGGTGCTTCTTGATAAGCCATTTCAGTAACTCCGCTTTTAGTAACGGTTTCATTAAGAATAGTTAAATCTGGTGCAACATAACCATCACTATCATAGTTATAAGCTAGTTCTCTAATTTTTCTTTTTGCTCTTTGTAAAAACAAAACTGCATTACCAGCTGGTTGAGCATCAACATTAGCAGCTCCAAAAGATGATTGTCTTTTAATAGTTACGTTTGTTGGTGTAACGGCTGCGTCAGTACCATCGGCACTTACAGAAAATTCTCCGCCAGTAGTTCCTATCAATAAAGTTCTTACTGCTTTTAAATATCTAATTTTATTAACCTGGTTACTGGCAATAGTATAAACCATAGCATCGTCAGCATTCGTTCCAGTAGTCATGTTTTCGTAATCTCCTGATTTAGAGAAGTACAAAGTTTGTGGCTCATCATTAGTTCCAGCAAATACTAATCTTTGTTCAAAGAAAGACACACACGAAGCATGACCAGTTGTGTCAGAAAAAGCTCCAAGCTTAAAAGCTGCGGTAGCATCGGTATTAGCAAAAGCTGTTGTAATCGTACAGACAACAACTGTCGTATTTGTTCGAGCTGTAATTTTAGCTTTACCAGAGTTAAAAGATATTATTCTTCCAACATCTGTTGTTTGAAATCCATTGCCACCATTTATTCCAGTTGTAGATGAAGCGGTTATATTTACTCCAGTTCCAGTTGCAGATTGAGCTGGTGTTAAAGTAGTTGCTGTTGTGTTGACTGGTAAATAAGGACCATCCGTAAAATCAACTTCAGTTAATGTCCAAGAAGTATGGCCAGTTCTACTTAGCTTCATTGTTTCGTGATTTGGATGCACCAAATACATAACATCAGCAGATTGAGCAAACTTAATATCAAATAATTCTGCTGTTAAATACGGACTTGATATTTCGTAAATTTTATTTGCTACTCCACCAGATGAATAAGCAGTGTAACCAGATGAATTAATATCTGTTCCATCAACATCTTGTAGTTCAAAAGTGTTAGTAGTTTTATCAGCTACTTTAAAAGTTTTACCATTAACTTCAGTCATTCCAACTACACCAGTTATAACTACAAAGTCGCCATTAGAATATCCGTGTGAGCTAGATGTAACTACAGCTGGATTAGCAGCAGTAATAGCACTAATAGTTTTGTCGCCTTCAGTAATTTGACCTTTATCTTTAAAAAATCTTATATAAGTATTTCCAAACTCTAACATATAAGTTTGAGTTGTTGAAAATTCAAAAGGTATTAATCTTGTTTTAGCAGCACTTGATTTAACTTCTGATATAAACTGAGTACCTACTCTTCTTGCTGCTGCACCTTGAGGATACACCAACATATTTTCTAAAGTTTTACATCCAGAATTATATTTTTCAAAATCAGTTCTACCGTCTAACTTTGCAGAAAATTCTCCTGATACAAAACTATTTAAAGCTGCTGTTGTTCTTGGCATTATAATCTCGCATCAGTAAATTCATTTGCCTCAACTGTTCCTAAACTATTTTCAGTAGCATCTATAAATCTTGCTTCTCTTAATCTTTCGTCAGCTCTTTCCATATAATTTTTAGCCAATGTTGCGTTATTTGTAATAGCATAACAAATATCAGCAGCTAGTTGATGTGAAATAGCTTCTCTTAAATAACTATCGTAATTATTAGGATCTGTATCTAATGCAATATAAATTAAATAAATAGTATCTTCATCAGTTACAATATTTCTACCTTCTAATTTATAATCTAAAGCAGTTGCTATACTGTCTGTTGATCCATTGTGAATTTTTAATACTCTTAAACAATCACTCGGTAATGTATAAGCATAATCATATTCTATTACTGGTGCTGTAGAGTTTTGAGCTAATTGTATTCTTTTGTGTAAACAATTCCAAGCATGAGATCTAAATACTCTATTTCTTATTGGTTCATACCTTTGATTACAAAGTCTCGCATTTTTAGTGTCATCAGTTAATGCACTAATTGTACTCGCACCTAAAAGGTTGAGACTTGAGTTACACATATTTACAACTGAAGCCATTAGACAATTACACTAATTATAATGATTACAACTATGGCAACAGAAGCTATTTTAATTTTTATACTTCTGCTATTCCAATATTTTAATATTTTATTTTTCATTATGTGTTTGCTCCTATTGGTTTACATTCAAATTTTATTACTAATTTTTTATTTTCTATAACTTGTCTTTCAAACTCTTCCATTTCTTGAAGATTTCTAAATGTGCTTTGAGCAACTGAATAACCAGCATCTACACAATCAAAATGATTAGTAAATTGATAACCAGCTATGGTGCTTGATGGACATGAATTATCTACCATACTGCACATATATAAAACTAAGATATATTTCATTTATTTGCATCAAGAGGCGTTTCCACTCTCGCTTTCACGCCTCTCAATTCTGTTTGTTAATTTACAACGTATGAAATGTTCCAAGACATAGTTCCAGCAGTTTGACCATCAGCAGCCATAGTAGCTGCTATATAGTAATAGCCTCCTGGATCAGAGCTGTCTCCAGCTAATTCCCACATCTTTTTTCCAGCTGTATCTATATTTGCAGCTTCAAAACGAACATCCGCCATAGCAGCAGCATCAGCTACTGTACTTGCGAATACATCTTCGTCTTTAACTACGCCAGCTGAAGTGTATATTCCAACATTGAAAGTACACGATCCACCTAAAGTGTCTGAGCCAATAAATAAACTTGGCACAGCAGCATTAGAAGGAATTGGTGCTAACATAACAATATCATTGTCATCACTATCTCCAGATGCAAGTTCAACTGTTCCATGTGCAGTTCTTAATACGCCATGCAATTCTGCTGCGTTGTTAAGAACTTGTGGACTAGCTTCAAAGTTTGCAACTAGATCTGTATTTTTAGTTCCCATAATTATATTCTCCTATTATTATGCTTCGTGACAAGGAATTTGGACTACAGCTTTTTCTTCCATTCTTACAGCACCTAAAGACATACAGTAGTACACTTGAGTTGAGTAAGACTTGTCAGCTCTTTCAGATATGTTTGCTTTAATATCTTTACCGATTGCTAATTTAATAGCATCTTCAGTATAAGCAAAAACTAATCTGTCAGTTGTGTTAGTCGCATCATTGTTCAGTCTTGTTGACATTATGAACTCAAAACCTAAAAAGGAATTAACTTCTCCAGTTGATAAAGCTCTAACTGTATTAAAGTCAGCACTTGTAACTGAAGTAGTACCTAATAGATCTGAGATCTGTTGAGGTCCGCAGACAATAAATCTTTTTCTTGAAGGATCTATGTCATTGTTATCTAGGATCTTCTTCGCAGACAAAAGTTTAGCAATAGTCAAACCATCTGATTGGTCTGAAGTTGCAGTCTTTTGACTTGAAGGTAAAGCCGTAGATGTTCCACCAGCAACGCCAGTAGATGCAGAAGCATTCATAGCTGTAATGATTACATCATCCATAGCTCTATTCATTGCTGCTGCCGCATTTCTTGCGTACGCAGAAGTCGGATCTACTAATGCACGAATTTTATCGCTGTCATCAATAAGATCTCCCCACTCGTAATCTGCAAGAGATACTCTTCTTCTGCTATGCGGAGTGTCTATTTGTGGTGTATCGCCATGTCTAGATGTTCGAAGTACAGCCGCAGTAGAATCGATTTGTTCAAAGAACGCATTTTTTCCTACAACACTTTCCTCATCAACAGAAGCTCTTAACTTGCTACCCATTTGTTGTGATAGCAACTGCACATTCGAAGAATATTGTTCAACGAATGAAGTAGTTATTTGTGAACTCATAATAAGTTCCTCCTCTATTGTGTTAGTTTAAGTTGTCGGATGATTATCCTTACGGATCTTCCTGAAATTTACATCTTCTGGATGTTAGTCTTTCCTAACGTCAACAAAGGTCTTATCGATTGTCTTTGATTTTATTTGCCTAACTTTCGTTAAACAAAACTGTTAAACATCTTCTTCGTTATTCTTTTTACGAATTAATGCCGCTACTTCTTCTACTGCTATTGAATGAGCTGGATGTTTCTTATCCCAGTATGCAGAGCCTTTTTGTTGTAGTGTAGCAATTTGTTTTTGTATATCATTAGTCGTCATGTAGTCAGGAGTATCTCCTTTAACAATAACATCTTCAGATAATTTTTCAGATAAATTTGCAAAAGCTTTTACTACTTGAGGATTATCTCCAAGTTTGCTGCCATCTGATAACATAGTGTTATTTAAAAAATCTGCACCTAAAGTAGCTGTTGCTAAATTTTTAGCTCCAGTTATTTTATTATCATAAGTAGATCCAAACTCTTGACGTAGTTCTTCTTCAGATACTTTTCTAGCTTCTTCAGCTTTTATATTCTGATCATTATAACCTTTGTTAATAACATCGTTATAATATTTCATAATACCGTCTGCTTGATTAGGAAGTAATCCTAACTTAACAGCTTCTTCAGAAAAACTTTTTAAAGTATCTTCTGGCACTTGATGATCTTCTGGTAAAGAATATTTATATTGATCAGAAGTTTCTGGACTGCCTAATCTTTTATAAACTTCTTTCCAATCTTCATCGGTAGCGTGTTTATTCGGTACTGGTATTTTATCTAAACCTACCATCTTTTGTGAGTGTAGGTATGATTTAACAAAGTCATCCATTTTATTAAAATTTTGTAATGACTTCTCTTCTCTATATTCTTCTGGAATAAGAGATTTAAAATCAACAGCTGGTGTTTCCGTTGCTGTTGTTTCTGTTGGTTGTTCTGCTGTAAGCGTAGTAGTTGTCTGCGTTACATCAGGTTGAGCTGTTTGCTCAGTTGTCTGATCCATAGATTACTCCTCTTTATGATTGATCATGCTTTTTATAAATAACAGAACTGTTCTCTGTCCTTCAAAAAAAGCGGTTTCGTTAGGCTCTTTAGCGTTATACGTTGACGTATTGTAAAAGCACCTTTTTTCCAAATCATCCATGACCATCTTGCCATCGTCTGATTTAAAAATTGATTTATAACTATTAATTAATTCTTTTATTTTTTTTTTACTGTTCTCGTTGTTCTGCATTAGATACCGCCTGGACTGCTGGAGCAACATTTCTAGCCATTTCACTTTCAGCCATCTGTTGTTGCATCATCGCTTGTTGTTGTTGAGCCTCTGCTTTCTCTTGTGCTATTTGTTGAACTTCCTCATCCGATCTAATCATCGTTGCTGGTAATCCAAGTATTTTTATTAAATTTTTAATTAATCCTGGAGGATCTATATAATCTAAAGATTGTGGAGCTAATTGAGATACACTACCAAATAATTCTAATCCTTTAACTATAGAATTAAGCTCTTGTCCTTTTTGAGCTAAAGCTGCTGGACTTACATATTCAACATCCACTTCTTGATCTAATAATATTTCTGGAGCTTCAGGAAATAATTTTGCTCTCATCATTATATTAAATATTCTAATGATCATTGGCTGTAATAATTCTGATTGTAATCTTGAAAGAGCTGGTCCTAAAATTCTCATCTTCTCTTCGTTACGCTGCACTACTTCAGTTGCAGTCATATTACGGTTTTCAGTAATTAATAGTTGATCAACATGAAATATTTGAGAAATAGCTTGTCGTCTTTGATCTTCCATATTTAAACCTAATGGATTGTTTGCACCAATGTTTAAAGTTTCAATTCTGTCTCTTGATCCAGCTCTATAATAATTAATAGATCCTGGAGACATTCTAATTGGAAGTAGCATACTGTCATCAGGTACTAGCAAAGGCGGATCAACTTGTTTTTGTGCAGCCTTCATTCCAACTTCTACCATCTTATTTAAAACTTTGACATCTGCTAGAGCATTCATTCCAGGAGATCTTCCATAAATCTCATTAGATGCTTTTAAATATCTTGGAACTACATAAGGAAATTCTCTAAAACCGCCTTCGGAAATAATATGTCCACTATCATATTCAAAGTAACAAGAAGTAAATGGCATATTCTGTTTATCCATTTTTCTTGGATTATACATATCTCTTGGTTTAACAACATGACATAACTCTACATCTTCAAATGGTTGTTTCTTAAATGCGTCTTGAACTTTTTTACTTAAAGTTTCTAAACCAAATTTTTCAACAGTTGCTTTAGCAGACATTTTAAATCGTCTGTAAATACAATTAACCATTCCATTTGCATCTTCTGAAATATAAATTTCTTTTATATGTTTAGATGAAAATCTAATTATACTTTCTTTATCTTCTTCGATTTGCAAACATGAAGTTCCAAAAGCAATAAGGTCGAAATATGTTTCAAAAACTTCTTGTTGAAAATTAGATCTTGATATGGCCAGATACATTTTATCTGTAACATCTTCTAACCATTCTCTAGCTTCATCATTATCATTAATAGCACTTTCTTTAAATCGTAAAGCAAACCATCTATTAACTGAGGATGTAAGCATACCATGTAAAGAACTTGCAAGTAATTCCATTGAATGAATTGCAGTACCATCATAAATTAATGTATGTCTTTTATCGCCTCTAGGTCTTTCAACAGTAATGTCTGATTTTCTAGGAAACATATAATCAGCTATCTCTTGCCAATGTATTTCCCAATTAGTTCTTTTATCCATCAATATTGATAGATTGTTTTTAAGTTCTGCCGCTTTTTTTCTTTTATCTTGATCTTGCATAATTAGCCTAATAATTTTTTCTTAGATAATTTGTAATCGTCAGTTAAACCAGTTGCCGATGTTTTAATTGTTGCTTGTCTTGATTTTCTTTTTGTTGCTACAAGTATAGCGTCTGCGGATTTTTTTGTGGCATCTTTTGTAGTAATTGTATTCGTAGCTGTTTTTTGTATTTCTTTTGGTCCAGTAATTGTTGCAGCACCAGTAGCACCTTTTGCTATTTCAATTCCTTGCTTTTGATTAGCATCTCTACCACCGCCTTGATTTATTGGATTACCATAAGGATCTGTTTCTCCAGAAGTTCTTTTACGCATATAGCTTTTATACATCATTTCTTGCTTAGCTTTATCGTAAGAAAGAAATTCTGTTTTTGAAACATTCTTATAATTTTTAGAACCTAAAACTTTATCAACATAAAAATCTCTATTAGCCTTGTCTCCAGCTTGTAATGGTACAGATAATATTGCTAATGTTGGAGTAGGAATTTTTTTAGCTGCCAGTTTAATATCTTTTGCACCTTGATTTCTAAAAGCATCTGGATTTTTTGATTTATAAGATTTAGTCTTTTTACCTTTTTCGTCTATGTTACCTACACCAGCTTTATATGCGGTAGTTCTATTTGCTCCAGCATCAGTTCTGCCTTTACTTTCTTTTTTACCACCTCCAAAAAAACTCATTTATGCCTCCAATAATGTTTTTTTATTAATTTCATCTTCATCAATTTCATTAAGACCTGAAGATGTAGTTAAGATTGTAGATTGTCTGCCTTTTCTATTTTTAGCAGCTTCTTTTAATTTTCTAGCTTCTTCTAATTTTCTTTCTTCCTCATCGTAGTTAGGAACTTCCTTAGGCTCAGGCATTTTAATTTCTGGCATCTCTGGCATTTTCGGAAAAAATATTCTTTTAATAAATGACATAGTTATATAATTTGGTAGCTGCTATCAGCCACTCTTTGTAAGTTAGTGTTAGTTGTTTTATTTTCATCAAGACCAGTTGCTAGACAACGTAAAGCATCCATCATATGACTACTCCAATCGTGAACTGGTTTTGGTTTAAAAATTCTTTCCTTATCATTAAATTTTCTATGATAATGTCTTAAAGCAATAAGAAGATCTGAACAGTTATCGCTATCAATTTGACATCTTGGCAATAACATTTTAACAGCATGGATGCCATCTTCTAATGGAAGTCTTGGTGCTAATCTAAATCTAACTCCAAGAGATGCTGCTACTTCTCTTCTTGTTCTACCATTACTAAACTCCGTTACATCTAAATCATGTGGTCCGTAGTGAATGTCGTAAATATAATCTTTATCTTTTAATACTTTTATATAATGAGGTAACGCTTCGTTATCATCCTCGTATGTTTCAATAATATTAATCTGGTGGTTTAGCAGTTGGAAAAATATAATTGATGTACTATCGTTATAGCCAATATCCCAAGCTGTCGAAACTTTTAAACTTGGATCATAAGGAACAGATCCTATTTTACCATCATCGTCTAATTCTTGAACAATCTCTCCATAGATAGATCCTTCAATATTACCAATGAATGAACATTCAAACTCTTGGTCATATTTAGCTTTACCCATTACGGACAAAGCTGCCTCTAATTCTTCTTCGTCAACAATCTTTGTTTGAGAAGCTTTAGCTTTATATAAAAACCATTTATCATCCGCTTGAGCTTTATTATAGTAGTCATAAAATATATTGTTTAATCCTTTAGGAGTTCCAATTAGGTACATCTTTCCTCTTCTATCTGAAAGAGCTGGTGTTATTACTTCATCTATTAATCCTTGCGAAACCATAGCTAATTCGTCAATCGCAACCATATCTAAATAAATTCCACGTATTGAATTAAAATTCTCACTCGATAATAATGTTATTCTTGAGCCATTAACTAGATCACATCTCAATTCACTTTCATTCCATTTAGTACCAGGAATGCTTTTAGTATAAAATTTTAAGTAATCCCAAGCGATGCTTTTTGCCTGTTTATAAGTTGGAGCAATGTAAGCTAGTCTTGGAGCATGATTTTTATTTGTTAAGGCTGCACGAATTAGATGGTTAAGAACCATGACGGTCTTACCAAATCTTCTATGACAGCAAAGTACAGCGTATCTATGCTTATCTAATTCTTGATGTATATACGCCTGGTGCTTTCGTGGCGTGTACGGAATTTGGATTTTCATTAAATAATAATTGCACCTAATATAAATCCGATTGAGAAAGTGATTAGCAAAGGATGATCAATGCAAAGACATTCTATTTTAAATCTTAATTCGTCTATAAAGTTCTTCATAACTAATGGACCGTTGGTGGTTTCTCTCCAAAGTTAGACTTCATGTGTATTTTGTGAAACACAAACTCGCAAAAGTCGTTTATATCTTCTTCGCTTTCGAAGCCTGAAAAATTAATAATTAAATCGTTGTCGTAAGCTTTGAAACTGATGGCGGTAACATTCTTATATCTGTTTTTAATGTATTTGCTCATAGGCTTGTCTGTTCGTCTGTTTGTTTAAATTACCGATGATTAATGTAATAGACCTGGCGGCTACTTTTTGGTGTATGGTCCTCTGAAAAAACCTTCAAAACTTCCTGGAAAACTAAAGCAATCGTTATCTAATCGACTGTACTTACCAGGAAA